CGACTATGAGGTTTCCCTCTTAATCAGCTTAGAAATTTGCGACCAAAAATAGGACGCTTAGCTGTTGTAGACGATCGCGGTCTACTGTGCCTTATGTAAGGACTCATACTAAAGAGTCTAAACGATAAGCGTCAATATGTATATATATATATATAATACTATAATTATAATTATTTATCCTGCTACACTAGCTGTAGCGTCGATATAATCATATAAAGGTGGGGAATGGAGATAATACGTAAACATAAAATCTTCCCCTGCAGCCACAAAGGACTGCATACTATGATAGAAGTCCTGGCCTGATACTTCATTAGTGGCCACCTGGACTCGGAGGCGGTGGCCCATTGTGTCCGTGCCGTCCTCCAGGATACCCCGGGGATTTTGCGAACGCGAATAGGCGTACCTCAAATTTGAGTAGAATGGCATCTCTACTTCTAATGCGGGACTAACTGTTGTATTTGTAAGGTGGCCTCCCGCTGTCACAAAAGTGTTATTAGATCCATGCCTGCACGTAGCACTAGCATACACACCCGTAGCTGTACCATTAACATAACCTGCTGAGGAACGCTCACCTGCGTGCGTGGCAATTCTTCTTTCCACCCATAGAGTTGAGATTGTCCTGGAACCCAAGGGGTTGACAATGTGCTTGTATCTCACTCCTCCTCGCCGAGCTAAATAACACCCCTGAAAATAATTCAGGTATGTCGAACCCGTAAAGGTTACAGGACCCCCAAGATTTGTAATATCCATTCCAAATTGTGTGGCCCCGCGCGAAGCAGGAAAATCTGCGCGCACGTAATTCTGAACGTATGAGGGTTGGTCTCCATTATTAGTACCTGCCACTAACCTGTAGAAATTATAACGTCGGAGAAGCTGTCGCACACTGGTGACACTTTCTCCCCCATATACATCTAATGTATGATCTGATGTCTTCTCAGCTCCTTCTGATGCCACTTTCAAAGTGACTTCTGACTGGAGAGACTGATAATACACAGTTTTATTATTAGCTTGTATTTCGGCTGGGCCCATAAATTGCAGAGATTCTCCTCCCCGCACATATACCATGATGGAGATATCATCTCCACCTGTAGATGGGGTAGTCAGCTCGTTAAGAACTTCCACTTTAATGAGACCATTTGTTTCAGTGCTATCAACACCTAATTGAATGGTATCACTATGATCTTGAATAAAAGGATTACGCATCTCCGCAAAGGTGTTTTTCCTCATCCAATTAGCATCGATTTCGAATTCTCTCGTCTCCGATATATCGATCACCTGTGAATACGCGGTATTCCATGGAGCCGAAACTCCCACCACTGGATCTGGATCAATCGTAACTCGCACGCGGCCCTGGTGATACTTAGATGCAACCACGACAAACCGGAATTTGATTTCACCTGTCCAAAACCTAAATAGAGGCGCTACATGACTCATAGGGGTTGTACCAACCATTGGCACAGCCCCTGAAGATGTAGTAGCCAAAGTACCTAGGGTAGGGGTAATGGCAGCGTTCCACAAGAAAGCACCTGTGGCATCATCTACATTCCACACAAATTGAGTCAAATAACTTTCTTTCTGTAAGATGTATGATAATGCCATTTCGTCTACTGGATTAGCCCCCGTAACACGAGGATCAATCGACAATTCTTGTTTCACATCCAATGACAACTTATTCACCACCTCATCCATATTGGTGGCGCACAATTGTCCTATTGTATCACGCGATACACGGATAGGTGGTTCCAACACCGGGGGTCGCGAATATCCTAATGATCTCGCGGCTGATCCCAATGATGTAGCCACTTGCTCGGTTGCTTTGGCATATGGCCCAATAATGGGCAAGTTTTTGAAAGCTCCTGCTACTTTAGCTACCGTGGAAGCAACAGCACTCACAGGTTTCTTAGTATACTCAGACTGAAAAGTCTGAGCAGTAGGAACCGTGAGTACTACGTTTTCCAAGTAGGCAAACACAGAAATATTCAAGGCTTGTGTTCCTCCATTGGCATGACTTAGAGACTGCATACTTTTAAGATGCAAACGACCCAGTTCAGAACGATCTGTGCCGGTCAAAGCAATGTAATTGGAGGGGTAGAAGTAGTCGCATTGCAACACTCCCCCTTGAGCTTCAGTGGGATCCAACATAACATTTGGCATCTGTGACAAGGCCATAAGCCTTATCCCAGGATTGTTATTATTAACGGTCCCAGGGTAGTAATCATCCCTAGAAAATAGAGGATGATACGCACAAACAATTTGACCATAATAAAAAGGGTTTCCATTAATCTGAACTCTGACACGCAAATCACCTCTAAAGAGGTAATAATTGTCAAGTTTCTTCTCAACAGTATTTGTACCCATGTACAAGGACCAAGGATCAATAGTGAGATTACAATCTGCACCAACGTTCCAGGTCGAAGTAGAGATGAGCACAGGACGAGCAAGAAAATCACCCAGATCAGTATCTGAATTATTCGCAAGTTCGAATGTGTCATCTCGATTACATCGGTCAATCTCGACATCTTGGGATGCCGAATCTGCAAATTGTACGATTGTCTGCTTTGCAACATCAGACGAAAGGGGCGCCAAAGAGGCGACGCCCGCACCTTCATTATTAAATTTTTCAGTGAGTCAGGTATTATCGAAAATGGGTTTAAACTCAAGACTCCCACCTACGTATCTCTTACCACTAGCTATTCCCCTAAATAAGGGACAGGCACGAGGGCCTGTACTAAATTCTACTTATATACAGCCTATTATAAAACATAAAGAAATAAAAACATGAAATAAACGGATCACGCATATAAAGCCTCTTCAACTTAAAGTCCATGGGCAACGGACCGATCCCCCTCCGCCTGATCGGGGCAGTACTTCGCACGATACAGCTCACGCTGTTCATCATACGTAGGGAGGGCTCCACATCCTTTGACGTGGATTTGGGCTCCTACCTCGGCAAGAACCTGGTCGAGCACAGGCACGTACTTGTCATACACCTCTCTGCCATGGAACATCAGCTCAAAAGCTGCAGTTCCTGCATTGGTGCCGGCATGTTCGGTCGGCTTGATTTCACTATTCCTATTGCGGCAGTGGAGCGACTTGAAAATCGAGCTGATCTTCAAGGGTGCTAGGTACATTTCAAACTCGTCGTCATATACCGCACCACGCTTTAGGAAATCTGCATCATGCACCGGAATATACGGTATAGATTCAGTCTCCTTATCGGCCATCGTGTATACAACATCGATGTCCGCAAGAACGCTCGCAATGCGCGTGTGGTTAAACCAAGGGTATCCCTCGGCCACCGTCATCTTGTTGTCATCTCCATAGCACAACAAGGCAACAGTGTTCCTAAAGCTCGGAGGGGCTACACCCTCGTCACTTGCAATCTGATAATACGCATAACGCATAAACAGAGAGTTTGCTAAATTGTTCACGATCACAGTAAGGTTGTGACCGCTAGGGTTAGATCCAACGACCCCGAGTAAATCTCCATTATGCTCATACATGGGATTGCACAAATCAGTGACAATTCCCTCGATGATCATAATGTCGTCCTCAGAAAAGGCGTCATTCACTTCGTTGGCTTTCATTATAATGTCAAACAAAATTCTGTAAGCCGCAGACATGAAAGTCGCGGGGCAAGTGGTGTCATACGCAGCATAATCACCTGCGATTCCACGCTCCTTACCCTTGGATTCTACATATCGCATGAGTTCGGTCCATTCGGGTCCGTGGGCATTCACACCTACGGCACACTCGAATTCTATGGGATGATTCTGAATGAACACCGCAGTGGTCAAAAAGTATTTCCTCACTAGATATCCAAAAGCAAAGGGAGCGCCTGCGAAGACGCGCACTTTACTCTTTCCTATTTTTACGGGCTCATCTTTGAGATTTGCTCGAAAGATTGGGTAGCATCTCTCACCCTTAAGGTAAGATTGCTCCATTCTCTCGACTTCAGCTCGCATGATGGGACCCAAACTAATATCCCTATTGTGGCCTGGTGAAGCTTCTTCTTCAGAAATCTCCACGAAACCAGTTTTCGGACAATTAAAAGGCCATCCAGCGGATGTCTTGAATATAGTGCCATCCAGGAAACGCTTTCCCTGGACGCCAGCCAAGTTGTCGCCCTCTCTAAGGGGGACGATGTTCTTGACTTCATCCTTATATTTTGCACATAGTGATCGCACATGGACCCTCAGGTCCGTAGCAGCTTTCACCATGATATTCTGATCCACATTCTCGTCAATGTGGGATATTGCCTCCAAATGTTTACGGAAATGTTGGTAACCGTTCATATCTTGAGGTTTATCATGCTGGCGAGGCTGATCGCACAGCTCGCCTATTCTATCAGAAATCAAACTAGGAACAATATTCGATCTAAAAGTCCTTCTAGATGAAGAGTGTTTACCATAGTGGTCCAAATTGGCACCATCGGAAAGATAGCGCGAAACACTCTTATAATGCGTGTCCTGCATGGGCCCAAACTCAACCCCAGCGGTTCCCAAAGGGAGCTCACCGGAGGAGTTAAAGCGCATATAAATGCTGTTCTTTGCAAGAGCAGCTTCTGCAGCACACACATCATCAGTAGTGATGGGCATGCAAGAACCATCATTAGATCCTCGCGTGCCCGCAAAATGGAACCCCATGATAAAGGGGGCCCTACTATCAAGGACAAAAGGTGCTCCGCAAAGACCATTAAAGGTCTCACGGGACAACTCATAACCATAACCGTAGAACTTGGTTGCACCAGCCACAATATTGGGTCGAAACTTTACCGTGTTAGCGGCGATAGTCTCGATCAAACCTGCGTTGTTGCGCCACAAGAGCTTGCCAGCACCAGTCACTACTTTGTTCATATCACACTTGGCAATCATCCAAGGGGTCATATCCTTAACCGTTGAAGACTTAATAAAATTAAAGAAAACAAGATCGGTTCCGGGACATTCCCACACTTGGGACTTATACAAGTAGAATTCACACGTATTGGCATTGTGCTCAACATCTCCTCTATGCACATTCATACGAAGGAACTCATCATTGACGCGAGATTTCCACACATGAGCATTCATAGCCCAGATGTTTCGCTTCACGCCAAATATGTTAGAACGCTGAACAGAATCACCATGATCGACCTCAATACAACGTACGTTGGTCTGAGTGAAATTCACAAGATCATCAAAAGTGGTGGTCTCTGCTGTATGACTAGTAGGTATGGGAAGGCGCTCGACCTTCGTCCAGAAATTTTCTTTCTGCGTAGCATCTGGGGGCACTTCCTCTCCTTCCGAAACGGATTGGAAAGCAAATACCTCTTTCATGCTACGCATCATGTATAACAAAGATCCGAAGGCTGCCAAAGTCATCCCGAAGAACAAAATTGGTTTCCTACGGCGAAGTACAGTTCCAGCGAAGTCCATAGTCAAACGTATAACAGCACGTAGCCCCACAAGGGGCACCGGCAAAATACGATCAAAAATAGGACTAATATACGTGACGCACACATAGTGTGCAATCAAGTACATAACAAGGAACAGGAAAAAGCAGTGTTTCAGTTCAGATTGAGTGACCCAGCTAGCAAAGGAGAAAATCCCCATAAGCAAGAAAGGTAACTTATCATGATAAAAGAAAGCTGCACTAGCGGCTGAACTCAAATAAGGAACGTTCAAGATGACATAAGCCAACTTTGCAACATACCTCATAGCAAGAACACGTCGAACAATCACACGGGCGCTTTGGAACTCCTGAGAGTTCTCATCAGCTTCGGGTACAGAAGGTGGTCCAACACAATCACAGCAAAGGGATGCAATGATTTTGTGTTCACAAAGCTCAGCATCATAAATCTGCGAGCTTCGTTGGCACACCAAAAATTGATTCTGGTAGTATTTAGGGGTCTCTTCAGCTAAACGCTTCAAAAGCCCATAAACATCCGTTTTCTCCACAAGCGTAAACCCTATCTTTCCCTGCGCGCTGAGAACTGCTTTCTCAAGCGTGATGTCCCAGATGTTAGCAACACCTTGGGCCTTCGTGGGATCAAGCATTTTCTGCCCGGGTTTACAAAACTCGGGTTTCACTTCAACAGTGAGAACATACTCGAACCTACGCAAAACAGATATGGGTTCGTTAGAAAAGACAGACGCATCTATCGTTTTCTTGTTAGTGGTCGCAACCACTACCTTGGGTTCAAGCATAATCAAGCCCTTACGGGCAACATCAGCTTGCAGAGCGGCAGTCGGGGTGTTGTTAATGAGCTGGATTATTACACCAGCGGGATCAACATCAGTCTTATCATGTTTCGTGTTAGCAACGTCGTCTAAAATGACGGCGTTGTGTGACGGTCGATAATCAGATTGATATTTATCCTTCATATTAAACACAGTTACATTCTCCTTTCCAGAAGAGTATTCATTACAGGCCAAGATTTGCTTAGCAATCTTAGCAGCGAGGTCAGATTTTCCAACACCACTCCCTCCATACAGTAACACTGCATAGGGAGCGATCCTCAACGTCTTACCCGTCTCACTTTGTAAAAAGCGAAGACGGAGATCATTCATGTCAGTCATCTTATCTAGATACCAGCGGCGCAGAACCTTATCTTGTTCTTGCTCGTGCCCCCGCGAAAGGGATACGATACAAGCGTAAAGTTCGGTTATGTACTCAGCTTTATCCAGATAAACAGTATTCTCAAAGTTGCCTAAGAGAGCGAATTTTTCGGATGATTTCACACGGGAGACCAACTGCTCAACATCAATCTGCTTCTTATTATAAGAAAACAGAGACAAAACAGATTTGGTTTCAACCGCGTCAGTCAAACGACTCAAGATACAATCACAGGCGTCCAAAACGACATCAATTAGCGTCAAGCCAGTTAAGTTGGGATCGGCTCCCATCTTTGTGGCTTCTTCAACGTCAAACAGGAGAGCGGTAGGGTTCTCGCTACAAGCTTTTAAACTTGCTACGATCTGCACTACTTTTCTCAACTGTTTAGCGAGGTCGCTATTCAATATCGACTTCCAAGTGGTACGGGCGGCATTCACATTATCCCGCACTCCCGCTGAAGATTGAAATTCTGGAACAATTGCTCCAGGCTTAAAATCAAAATAAATGTGAAACAGCTTAAAGACAGCGTCTCTAGACATGTTTACATTTATCGAGCGGAGATACAGATAAAGAATGCCCACCCTATCAAAGGGGGAACGGGCTCGAACAATGAGGGCGACTGTAGCTGCCAATGCAACTACAGCTTCCACATCGGAAGATTGGGACAAGGAGCTTTGAAGCTCCTGACACTTAGAGGCAGAACGAATGAACTCATCAAAATAGAATTGCTCAGAGTCCTGCGGGACGTAGGGTATACCAGTGAACTTCCTCTCCGAAGCACCGGCATAAAGCGCGAAATTGTGCTTATGCGACCCATCAGGGTTGTACAAGGGCACATTGTCGAAGAATCGACGAGCCACCCATTCTGGAAACACCAGCGGTGGAGGCTCATAACGCGATGACACGATCCAAAGCATAAAAGCTAAATTGACGTTAAAAAGCGCCAACAAAGCAAGCATGACATTAGGTTCATGGACCACCCACACAAGTGAGGCGGAAAAGCCAGCGCTAGCAATTGTAGCTGCAAGCGCATATATCATCAAAATGATAGCGAATCGCAATGCCTGGTAATCCAAGCCAACTTTTGAAACGAAAGAACTTATAATTGTGACCATGATGACGAATGAGAGGGGGGGGGGGGTGGTGTTTTTACGAAACACCATAAACGTAGATCTTAGCCTTATCTAACAAAGAGGAAAGTCAGATTCCACTGCGGTCGTATTGAATAAGGTGACAAAGTTGGGACATCAGCCATTATGATGTCTTACCCTTATCAGGCTGTGACGGTCGCCACTCATAAAATAACATACCGATTAAATAAAAGGAAATTATGATCAAAAGCTCATAAAGTAAATGAATCTACACGATTTTTAGGTTTTATTGTGTAGTTTGTTTATAACATGCATTAAGAATCTATAAGTCTACCCCAGATCGGGTAGCACTATTCCTCGCCAATCAGGCGTGTTCAAAATCTTGACAACTCTGTCAAGACCCAACAATAACAAAAAGAACCTGGAACGGTTCCGATTGTATCACTAAAAAGTCCAAATGAGAATCAAAATCTCAGAAACACAGCATCTAAATAGAAGCTGTTCATGGATGCGTACACCATAGTTCCAAATAGAAATCTCGACCCCCA